CTGAGAATAGTAACCAAACCTAGCTTCGTAAGCATCTGCCCCAGAAGCTCTCAACATCTTAGTTCCGTCCAACATCAAAGGCCTAATGTGCTCACCCAGTGACCTGAGACACCATGTATCCATAGTCAACATATAACCAACATCGTATGGCAAGAATGCGGAAGGAAGAACCGTCATAACTGCTTTAGGAGATATTACTTTTATTCCGGTGAAGGAAATATTAGCAACATCTTTAGATGTTACATTTACATATTGAACCTTAGAACCTAGGCTATTTTGTAGCTCTGAGTATTTTTCCAGTGGTAACAATACGTGACTTGGAGTTGCGCCCTCTCTGAAAAGTCTAGCACTACAGTTGTTCAAACCCTCTTCCAAAGGCTGACCAGATGCATCATATCTAACACCAGCTAGTCTAACGGCATCTGTTGAACGATCTGTACCGAAAAACGAATCTCCAGAAGTTGGAGCTGTGGAAGGTAACCAAGCATCAAGACCTTTAATTTTATTGCCTCTATCTCCATTTACGAAAATATAATCGTTGGCTGCTAATGTTTCTCCAGCAGCAATTGTTCCCGATGCAAAATATAGAGTTCCGTTGTCTCTATTAATTTTTGTTATAACTGCCTCTGAATCTGCAGTTTTAAATAGTCTTTGTGTCCCTCCTGTCGTTGCTGACCATACAACTATTTCATGACCGACTTGAAGATTAACAACATCGTTGGCATCTTTAAGTACAAAGCTATCAGTACCAGAAGCCGCACCAGCTGAGCCGATCTGACCGATTGCTCCAGAACCGTCCCGATAAAGAGCACCTGTAGAAGAGATACAGAGATTGTCTAAAACCGAATCAAATTCCGTCTTAGTAGCAGAAAGTAGGGCTCCCGAATCATTTGCAGATGCTTCGATTGTTTCAGCGTCTAAAAGAGCAACACCATAATCGTGATTTCTAGTTAGCTGAAATTTCTCTACACCAGTACTAGTTGAAGAACTTCGACCTTGGGCATTTGTGAAAGTTGCACTTCTTGCGCCGCCATTTCCATAAATCACATCAAGTTGGAAATTCTTACCGTAAAAATTAGTATTTTTCTTGATCATAAGAAAAAATGGATCTTTTGCGTATGATAATCTTCGCACTCGATCTGGTGAGTACATTGTTTTTAATGCGGGTTCAAATGTTGTTAAATCTAACATAATATCTTACCTTTCGATTATTCTTGTCTATCCCATTTTATTGTAGATGCTAAGCTTCTTAGCAACTCCTCTTCGTCTAATGAATCAAAAGATTCTCCCAGCCTTCCGTCCGACTCATCGGAATTAGTTAGCGTGGTAGATTTTTCTTGCTCCCATGGATTACCTTCTCTCACCCTTCCGTTATCTGGCCTTGCAAAATCAGGTTCAAGCTCTTTTTTCTCTTGAGCCGCTGCTATTTGTTCCACAAATCCCATGTCTTTTTTAAATCTATCGATTCCCTTGAATTTTTGTAAATATGCTATCGCTGTATTTTCTACTTCTTCAATTACGCCCATGTAGTCCATTACCTCACCCGTTTCGTTAAGGTGAGACATTACTTGATCCCAAATTTGGTTAACGGCATCCGTGCCGAGCTGGTTAACGTAAGGAAATTTTTCCGCATTTTTCCCTATCATGTTTTGAATTATATTCTTTTGATACGATATTTGCCTTTCTTCATCATCTTTTTTCCGTTCAGCATTTGTTTTTTCAAATCTATCTTCAATTTCCTTTAGTTTTGCTTTTAAAGAATCAACTTCAGGATTGATTTTAGATTGTTTACTACCAAAACCGTCTAAATCATCTGATAAGCTAGCTTCTAAAATATCATCAATCGTATAACCCAATTTTTGCAATATTTGAGCTGGATTTTTAATCTCGTCCAAGCCTTCAAATCGAGAATATTTACCCTTTAGATTGCTTTCTTGATCTTGAAACCTTTTTTCTGATTCCGCAATCTTTCGCTCTCGTTGAGTTAAAAACCGATCTCGCTTTGCTATTTGTGCTAATTTTGTTGATAAGTCTATTTGCTCTTGACTGAGTTCGGGGGCATCTTTCGACTCTTGATTACCCTGCTGTAGATTGCCGTTGCTCTTGGCTTCTTGGGCTTCATTTGTGCTTTGCGAGCCGTTAATCTCTGCTTCCATTATTATACTCCTAAATTGTTAATTAAAACACTGTTTTTATATCTAACCTTCCATTCCTGGCATTGGTGGCATTCCTGGCATTGCTTCCATTCCTGGCATTGGTGGCATTCCTGCTTCCATTCCTGGCATTGGTGGCATTCCTGGCATTGGTGGCATTCCCCCCGCTGGAGGCTGCAACAACTCTTCAATCTGCTCGATATATCTGCTCAATAACTCTAACTTCTCCTGTGATATTACATCCTTAGACATATAATCTAGAAATCTATCGTTAGCTATCTCGAAAGCGACTGAAGAGTTCATTTTTGGGTCTGGAGATTGATACTCTCCTTTTTCAATGATATTTTGTATATGATATTTTGTAAGATTAGCAGTCCCATTCCTTTCCTCGATATACTTGTCAGTATCTGGCATATCCATAAATTCAAGTGTTCTACTTGATTTTACTGCTCCCATATCGACCAACTCTTTAACCATTTCTAATTTTGCGGACGGTTGAGTAGGCAATAAATTAGTAGAAAAAACTCTAAGAACATACTCATCTTTTTTCATATTAACTTTGTCCCAGGGAACAGTTTCTAGAAATTTATCACCAGGCAAGTTAACTTCATCATCGGATTGATAAACATCCTTCGCTTCTTCCAAAATTTTGTCGCATATTCTTAAAAAGAACTCGTCCCATCTTTGTGATGTTATAGAAAAACGATCTGATTCAATATCTTGATACGTCCTAAGAGCTTTACCAGAAGCTAATCCGCTTGGCTTTTGACTTGTAGCTGACATTTTTGACAAACCTGGGACTTCATACCCCGTTTGTATTAGCCAATCAAGATATTTATAGACTTCGGGATTCATTGCTGTCGGAGTATAAAAAGTTGGAGGTTGTCCAGCAGCGTGCTTTATAACCTGCCCGATTCTATTATTTATTGATGACTGAGGAATAGATGAAGTAGATGTCATGAAAATTTTAGGCACAGCAATCAATTCAATCGATTTTGAAATCATTCTCATTATCTTGTTGATTTCTATTTGCAGACCAGATATATCCTCGACTAAATCAGACCCCCAATATCCCATGAGAGCATCGTCATAATTGAATTTAACAAAGGGGAAAGTTTCTTTTGTGTAAGTTTCATCTAGTAAAGTTGCGTTTTCTATTGCTAACACCCTTCTGCCATTAGGCCCAGTTCTCCAACCTTCGATTACTCTGCATACCATTGTTTTTGTTCTAATTTGTTCTGTTGCTGATTCTTTGATCTCTGCTTTAAATTTTGGATATTTAGCTTCTAACACTGTTGTTTTGATCCATTTTTGCTGATAAAGCATTCTAGGATTCCCGTACATTCCATCAATTTCGTCCACCCACAACTCCAAAGGATTAACATGCTCGACTTTTAAATCTTTTTTTGACTTAAAAAACTTGAGCATCCCGCTTCTCATTAGACAAGCATCTCTAAAAACTAGTTTACTTTTAGCGTAAATAGACTCTTTATCAAAGAAACCGTCCATAAATTGCTGTAACTTTTTTGCTTTTTCTTGCTTTTCATAGTCTCCTTTGGTTGTAAGAAAATATGGGCGTGGCTTAGCTTTACCGACTCTAGAGTTAAGAGTATCCACAACAGACTTAATTAAGTTATATGTTGGTTTATTTTTCGGGAGTACAGTGCTTGCTCTCGACATGATATCAGGAGCATTATTCATTATGTCTTGATTTGTATACATCCTTGCGTTTTTTAAAAGCTCAGACGATCTCGGTGATTGATTCACTATCTCTTCAACAGTTGCGAATAAATCAAAATGTACATCATTTTTATCACAATCAAACCAATCGCTTCTCTGTCTATTAGAGTTTTTGCTGCCGTGAACTTCTGTTGAGTCATAATCATAATCTACTTTACCCATTTTTTTACTCTCTCTCTCTATTAGTTATTATGCTAGTGGATCTCTCGAGGTTTTGTCGCCATCAAGCGACCATTCCATTATTTCTTGAGCCGGATCGATATATTCTTTGTTATCCGCTTCTTCTACAGAAGAAGATTCGTCTACTATGCTACGTGTAAACGTTAGCCCGTCTTTTGAAAAAGATGTAACCCTATATTTTTCCGCTAACTTAAAAAGATATTCTACTGCTTCAAATTGATTACCCATAGTTTTCCTCATAATTCATATATTGATCTAAATCGTTGTGCTCATTACTGTATTCTTTTTCTTCTTCTTTCCAATGTTCATCCATTTCATCATTGCCATCTTTTTCGTCATCAGACGCTACCCATAGATACTGATTGCAATATCTCCATCCATACAGCATTGCATCTGATAAGTGATTAGGACAAGAAGCATGTTCTTCATATTTTCCCTTCGCTTTTTTATCTGCATTCCACACCAGCGTTGTTAACTCTTCGATAAGTTTATCACCCGTTCCGCTCACTATTTTTATCGTTTCCGTTATTAGATCCGAGTTTAACAGCTCTATGTGTTTATGTTTATCGCTTTTTTCAGCAGATAAGAGAGGCAAGTCATATCTATTTATCAATTCCATGACTACTTGCTTGCTAGCTGGATCTATTATCATGTTATCAATTGTGTATTTTTCGCATATATGCTTAATTTGATTGGCAACATCATTAACGATCATTCCAGGTTTTTTGTAACAATATCTTATATATAACTTTGGATCATTAACGTGATATGACAACACCACAAAAGCGGAATCATCATTATACCCTAGGTCGATTGATAAGACATTTTGCCAACCTCCAGTATTAAAATTTGGAGCAATATCAATTAGGTTACGTGTTCTATCAAATTTGTATACTAGATTATCAGTATCTATAAACCACTGAGCAAGATACATCCTTTTGAAAAGAGGAGTTTGTTCAATATTGGGCTTATTCGCTTTA